CAAGACGGAACTACAGGAACTATCTTTGCTTCAGGGGCTGTAGTATCTCTTCGTTTGGTAGCAGCAAGTCTCAATGACTTTCCTAAGTTAGATGAAGCCAATACATTTACTGGTGACATTACTGCACCTAATATTTTAACTACTGGGCACATTGGCATTAATACAGCTACTGTACCTACTATTCTAATGAGGGCAGTGGGAGACAATAATTCATTATCTCGCATTGCTATGCGTGGCTATTCTAGCGATGCCAATAGCTCATCTATTAGAGTAAGTAAGTTTAGGGGAACTGTAGCTGCTCCACAAGCACCTATAAGTGGGGATAGTCTAGGTAAGTTTGAACTTGCAGGTTATGGTACGACTTCAGCAGACGCTTACCCACAAGTTTCATTAGAGGGTGTAACAACCGAAGTATGGGGAGCTACAGCTAGAGGCGCAAAGGCCGTAGTTAAAGTAACTCCAAATACTACGACTACTCAAGTCACAGCATTAACCATTGACCAAGACTCAAAAGCTACTTTTGCAAGCACAGTAACGGCTAATGGAGTATTGCTAACTGGTAATACAGGAACGGTTACTTCTGTAGCTGCTTTAACTTTAGGCACTACAGGCACAGATTTAAGTTCTACTGTAGCTACAGGAACTACAACTCCTGTTATTACTCTTAATGTACCTACAGCTTCAGCCACTAATCGTGGTGCTTTAAGTGCAGCCGATTGGACTACTTTTAACAATAAAGGTAGCGGAACAGTAACTTCTGTAACTGGTACTGCTCCTGTTGTTTCTAGTGGTGGTACTACTCCAGCAATTAGCATGGCTGCTGCCACAACTAGCGTAAATGGTTATCTTACAAGCACAGATTGGACTACTTTTAATGGTAAACAAGCTGCTTTAGTAAGCGGAACTAATATTAAGACTGTAAATGGTACTTCTTTGCTTGGTTCAGGCGATGTAGGAACAATTGATGTAGCTCATGGTGGCACAGGGTTAACTACGCTTACTGCTGGTTATATTCCTTATGGAAATGGTACAAGCGCATTTAGCTCTAGTTCTACTTTGTTTTTTGATGGTGCTAATTTAGGTGTTGGTACAAGTAGTCCTAATACTGGTTTTGGTAAAAGTTTTGTTTTATACAATTCTCAAAATACAGGGACAGTCGCCTCAAATTCTTTTGCTTTAATACAAAGTTTAAATAGAAACGCCGTTGTAGAGTTATGCGGAAGTTCAACCGCTGCAAACGCTTTTAATTTTTCGACTACACCTGGAACCGCTGTTGCTGGTGTAGTTGGCGATATAGCAAATCAAGCTCTTGCTTTTAGAACTGGTGGAACTACCGAACGGATGCGTATTTTTAGCTCTGGCGGCGTTTCCATTGGTAATACCACAGACCCAGGTGCAGGTAACCTATCTGTAAACGGAACTGTAGGAATTGGAACGGCAAATCAATCTAATTTACTTGGTATTAGGTCTACAACTGCAAATCTTAGGGCAATTTCTTTATACAATGCCAATGGAAATACTGGTGATTATTTAGCTATTGGTTGTCAAACTGATTACAATAATACTTATTCTGGTTCAGAAATTAGATTTTATAATGAATTGCCTGCACTTGGTCGAGGTGGTTTAGGTTTTGCAACTGGCACAAGTACGCAAACAACTAGAGTTTATATTAGCCAAGCTGGAGATATGTATCCTTATGTTGATAACTCATATTCTTTAGGTGTAAGTAGTGCAAGATGGACTGCTGTTTGGGCAGCTAATGGAACCATTCAAACTTCTGACGCAAATACAAAAACAGATATTGTTGATTCTCCGTTAGGGCTTAATTTTATTGCTTCTTTAAGACCAGTTGCGTATAAATTTAAAATTGGTAAAAACATTGTTGAAGAACGTAAACATGAAGATGACCCAATTGTTATTACGCCAGTTGCAGGAAAAAGACAACATTTTGGTTTAATTGCTCAAGAAGTAAAATCATCTTTGCCAAATAATATTGATTTTGGTGGTTGGATTCAAACAGATACTTCTGATGAAAATAGTGAACAAGGTTTAAGATATGATGAATTTATATCGCCAATGATTAAAGCTATTCAAGAATTAAAACAACAATTTGATGCTTATGTTGCATCGCATCCATAGGAAACATTATGACAACACTTATCCCAAAAATTGATTTTAAAAATGGTGGTTCAACTCCTACTGGGGCAATTAATAGGGCAATTAATTTAAAATTAGAAGAAGTTGTGTCCGTTCTTGATTTTGGTGCGGATAATACTGGCACAACGGATTGTTTTACTGCAATTACAAATGCTTTAGCAGCTTTTAACGAAATTTATTTTCCTCCTGGCGTTTATAAAATTTCTACAAATTTAACAACGGCTTATGGAAAAGTTATTACTTTGGCTGGTGGCGCTTCTTTTTCTGTTGATTCTGGCAAAACATTAAAAATTCAATCTGAATTTCATGCGCCAACAAACCAACAAATTTTTAGCGGTGCTGGTACTGTTACAGGTATTCGTGTTGTTTATCCTGAATGGTTTGGTGCGGTAGGCGATAACGCAACAGATGACCAGCCAGCTTTTCAAAAATGTATTACTTGTATTCGTGATTCTGCTGGTTCTTCTGGTGGTCAATGCTATGTTTATCTATCAGCAAAACGCTATGCTTTAGCTAGAACATGGACTATTCAAATGAGTGCTGGGTACGGAATTTACATACAAGGCGCTAATACTTTGCTTGGTGGAACTGCTTTAGTTGCGCTTGCTAGTTTTGACTTTAGTAATGGCGGTGTAATCAATGTAGAAGGCGGTACAGGAATAGATACTATTATTGACTTTTCACTTCGTGGATTTCAAATTGTTGCAACAACTTCTAATGTAGGTGCAGGGATTGTTTTTAACCAAATATCAACAGATTCTATTCAAGGATTACAAGAATCACTTGTTGAAGACATAAATATTACTGGTTTTAACTATGGTATTTTAATGTATAGAACTCGATTAATTAACTTTAATCGTGTATCCGTTTGGAATGATTCAATTGCTTCTGGTTTTAATTGTTGCGTACAAATTAAAGATACTGATGGAAGCGAAACTGGCGTTGTTACAGGTGACATGACATGGACAGATTGTCAATTTGTAAGTAATTCATCAAACACATCAGGATATAATGTTTATGTAGCTGGAAAATCAACTTCAGGTGGAATATCTGGTATGAGATTTAATCAATGTATTTTTTATAAAGGTGCTGTTCAGTTATATCTTCAAGCTGGAAATAATAGTGGTGTTGGTGATATTTGGATTACTAATTGCCAATTTGATGGCCCTCAAAGCCAAGGAATATATTTAAATCAAATAGGTGCTACTTCAACATCCAATATTGGCGATATTCATATTGATGGAAATTATTTTACAGCTGCAAATGGAAATTGCGTTAGAGCAACCGCAGCAAAACAAAATCGAATTAACTCAGTAATTATTACTAATAATTATAGTGCTGGTGTTGGGCAAGCTGCTGTTAATTTAGAATATTGTGCAGCAGTAAATATTTCAAATAATTTATTTTCTGGATGTTCTTGGAATGTTTATCTTGGTAGTGCTTTAAATATTAATAATTCTAATGAAATTAATATTATTGGAAACAATTTTGGTATAGCTGGCCCTTGGGATACACCTCAAGGTGGCTTTTATAACATGATTAATCTTACTGGAACTGGCGATTACTATGTTGTACAAGGTAATAATAGCTGCGGTTTAGCTTCAAGCGCATTAATTTATAATACTACAGGTGCTGCTCATACATCCATTACTGGAAACATTTAAAATGTGGAAGCACTACTGTATAGTTGAAAAAGAGTGGCTTGAAGTAGGAAAAGGTCAATCTTGTAATTGGTGTGATAAAAAGGAAGAAGAATGAAAACATTTACATTAGAAGATAACGAAGCAGCGTTTATTATTGCAACTATTGGTCGTTTACCTATTGAGTCAGGAGCTGCTCAAATCTATACAAAACTACAACAACAGGCAGCGTTGATTACGCCTCCTGCAGAACCAACCTTACCACAAGAATAATCCTATGTCCGACCAACTAGAAACCAGAGTAGTACGCCTCGAAGTCAACCAAGTTAACCACGCTGAAGACATCAAAGAACTTCGAGAAACTACCGTAGACTTAAAACAAACTATGCACTCTATAGAAAAAAACTTATCACAGATTAAGTACATTGCTGTAGGTGCTCTGGCTGTAGTAGTCGCTCAATCAATCGGCTTAGATAAAGCCATTCGTCTCTTATTTGGAAGCTAAATATGTCAAGTGTGTTTACTGTAAACCGTGACCAGATTATCAGCTTAGCTTTACGCAAGCTAGGTGTCTTGGAACTAGGCTCTGTTCCTGATTCAGAGACTGTGGCTAATGCGTCTTTAGCTTTAAACCTTTTTGTTAAGCAAATGGCTACGCAGGGCTTAAAACTTTGGACAGTAAATGAACTGGTCGTCCCTTTAGTTAATGGACAAACTGAATACGTCTTAGGGCCTGTATCACAGAACCCTACTACTGACTTGGATACTCCTAAGCCTTTAAAGATTATCCAAGGATGGTTACGTCAGATTACTGTAAGCCCTCCTATTGATATTCCTCTGCAGATTCTGAGTCAACAAGAATACAACACTCTAGGCTCTAAGTTTAGTACTGGTGTTGCTAACTCTATCTATTATCAGATTCGTCAGAACTCAGGTAATCTATACGCTTACTTGACTCCTAACTACAATGCTGCATACCAGTATGAACTGCATGTCATGGCTCAACAGCCTATCGAAGACATCAATTATGGTTCTTCTATTCCTAACTTCCCTAATGAGTGGATGAACACTCTAGTATGGAACTTAGCAGACCAGCTTGCTATCGAGTACTCTTTGCCTGTGAACCATCGTCAAGAGATTGCACAAAGAGCTAAGATGTATCAAGACCAGCTTACCGACTGGGATGTGGAATCTACTTCTACATTCTTCCAAGCTGACCTTCGCATGTCTAACGTGACCTTTGGACAACCAAACTAATATGCCTATTATTAGAGTACCTTTATCTCAGCCTATCGAGACCAGAGATGGTTTCTTAAATACTGACTCTAAGTGTGTCAATGGCTACTTTGAGATGACTAACGGCAAGCGTGAGTTTGTTAAACGTCCTGGCCTGACTGAAGTGGTAACTACGCCTACACTGCCTGTAGCGCAAGGACAGGGGCTATCATACTTTAATGGTTTCTTGTTCGCAGCCATTAACAATGTCCTCTACAAGATTAACCCTACTACCTATGCAGTAACTACAATAGGGACAATGACTGGCACAATAGGAGGTAAAGTACAGCAATGTTATTTTAATCAGACATTAAACAA